TAATTGATAACTAGGACTAGTAATTTCATAGTCAGTTACACGATTATACTTTAACTCATTTTTCATCTTAGCAATACAAGGCTGACCCTCTCTGACTTTAATAAAATGCCAGAACAATGCTCCACCAGTAGGCCAAGATTTTGGACCATAAGTATCCATACCTAGTTGCTCAGGGTTCATAGATACCATAACTAAATCCGAAAACATAAATACAGAGTCACCACCGAACAAATCTTTCTTCTTAGGAAACTGTTGTGATGGTTCTGTAACACGCTCTGCTTGTTCTATTTCACGATTTAGTTGAGATAAGAATACAAATGCTATTTTATATTGTTTTTTTAATGCATTAGCCATAATCATTAATTCGACTAAAACTAATCGTTCCATCTCACCTTGTTTCCCGCGAACCAATATGGTGTGATCTAACATAACAACAATACCCTTATCTTTATTGAAATCTTCTGCTATGAATTTTTCAATAGTATTTTTAATCATTTCTACAGTACCAGGCATTTCTACATACCAGATAGGTAATTGATTAAATTCTTTCTGAGCTGCTAATACTTTATAAAATTGTGCATCATATAAATTATAGCCCTCAATACCACTATGCAGCTGTCTAGTAGTCATATCTAATTTATTAGATAACTTTCTACTAACTAGCTGTCTAGCTAACATCTCAAAGTTAAATGACAGTACACTGAAATTTTCATCAGGATTTAAAGTAAATAACTCTGTTTCTAATTGGTTAATAATAGCAGTCTTACCACTACCTGACATACCCGCTATAGTATGTATAGTGTTCCACTCTATACCATCCATACTCACATGGTTATATTTAGACCACGGAGTTTTTAATGATTTTATCAGACCTTGACGACGTTGGTCAATGTACTGAACAGCATCATAAGCTGCTTTTTTAATACTTGTGTAAACTAAACTCGGTTTATGCATAAATTTAAATTAAGTCCTCTCCGTATTTACTATCAGCAGATTTAATAGTAGTATTATTATCTAACAATGATTCATATGCATCCCACGCATTTTTATTTATATATGTTTCTAATGCATGCATATATTGTAGATTACCACCACGTCTTCTAGTATCTAATTCCTTGTTAAGGCATTCCATAACATGTTTATGTTTTAGAACATTGCCTTTTACATACCTATCATACTTTTCTTTACAAACTTTTGCAGCTTTAGCAGATAGACTACTTGGTCTTAAGATTCTAACAGAACTACCATTTGATACTTTTATCGGATAGGTGTTAAACAACTCTGTGAAATATGATTCTTCCACACCCAATAATTTTCTGACTTTATCCCTCGCTATAGTTATACACGTTAGTGGGTTTTTTGGATCACAGGATAATATATATCCACGATCTACTAACCCTTGTAACTCCTTTCTAGCAAAGCCATAAAGGTTTACATAATTAACAAACAGTTCCGTTTTAGACTCGAATAACAAGACTAACATGACATACTGAGATGCAGTTAACTTGTTATTTATGAGCCCAGGAACATTAATTTCTATGTTCATAAGCAGGCGATTTTTGGATTGACAAATATAAGAAAATCATAGCTTATATACTACTTTTTTCTTACCTTTTTTCTGTTTTTTGTACGTTGTAATTGTATGATTACCAATACGTTGCGTGGTTTTATACAATACTTCTTCTTCAGCTTTTGAGCCGTACACTCTCAACGCTTTTTCATAAGAATCTTCTTTATAATCCATACTAAAATATATATCTAATTGTGTTCCATGGAATAATACTATTGTGTAATTCTATGAACCGGTTAATATAATGTCTTTTTAGTGTTAGCTTATACCTAACATTCTTACCACCATATTGAGATGTTTTAACTTCTTGGATTTTAGGAACCCATAGATGTTTTTCTGTCTCAGGATGGTTATCCATGTTTGCAAAATGCTTAGACTCATTATGAGTTAAGAATATTACTTCTGCAAGTACTTGTTCTTTATACTCTACATAGTCATTTAGCATTTGAAACAGATCAGCATAATCTTTTTCCCAGTTTTTATATAATATAACAGGGCTAAAGTTTACATGTACATCATAACCTGCATCTATAAATGCATCAATAGCTTTTATTCTATCAATAATTTTAGATGTGTAAGGTTCGTGTAATGTACTCATGTGTTGAGGCATTAAGCTAAACCTTATACGTATTTTACCTTCAGGATCATAAGTTGTCAAATCAGGATTTACGTATTTAGTAGCAAAACTACCCATAGCAACGGGGTGAGTACGAAAGAATTCAAATATTCTTTCCCACTCGTGATGCTTAGCATGTAATGCAAAATCCTCGTTGCAACTAATGTCGTATGTGGTAAACGTAGGATGAGTCTGGTTAGGCTTCTCTACAGGAGTAAAATATGCATGATTATTAATCGCAGTTAATATATCACCAGTATTTACAGCTATAGACAATCCTTTAGCTTTGTGACGTTTCATATAACAATACGAACAGTTATATAAACAACCATAACCAAAGCTTGGACTAATAAAATCAGTAGACCTACCAGAAGGCCTAATAATCATTGCTTTACGTTTTACTTTTTCTAACATACTTTTTGTTTTGTGCACCCAGAAGGACTCGAACCTTCAACCTACAGCTTAGAAGGCTGTTGCTCTATCCAGTTGAGCTATGGGTGCAAAATTATATGTCTATAATTTTCATAACCTCTTCCAGATTAAATTCTTCAGTGAGTGCGGTTTCGATATTAATTAAATTGTCTGACCATTTATATACTTTACCATTATATACTAAACAATAATCAGGTAAATCTATATCATCTTCTACAAACTCTTTACCACGGTCAGTAACTTTCCAATAACCATTAGCTCCTCCTTGCTCTATAAGAGACCATTTTTCTAAATAAGCATAATCCATTGTAGTAGCACGTAGACCTAAATCTGTAAATTTACTTTGTACATGTATTGTGTTACCGTTTTTGGTAAGTTTGTATATAATAATCAGTGCGCGAGCCATACCTGCATTTAACTTACGTTTATATGCTTTTACATATTTACCACAACAGGGGCATTCTGTTCCAGATTTAAAGTTATCACGTAGGTATTGTTTCGCTTCAGCAAGTGTTTTAAATATATTCATAAACCAAGACGATCTTCATCCATCCTCATATCTGCCCAGGATTCTCTTTGGTTTTCTTCATATTCGTATTGTTCTATAGGCTCATCAAATACATCTTGACAAGCAAAACATTTATAACAACAATATGCTTCACTTACGGTCTCCTCATATTCTGACCCACAACATGGGCTAACTGTACTATCTTCAGGAGGAGAAGCTAATTTCCAGTTATCATATCCAGGTATATTCATAGTATTGAATTTAATAATTAAACATTATAATGAGGACTAGAGCAGTTAGGCGCCGACCAGGTTATCCTAATTTTATTAGCTTCAGCTCTGCTCCAGTCTCATTAACTCAACACTATATCCTTCTTGAGAAGAACGTACCCATTTTTCTTCTTGACTATCTTCTATGTATAGATGAAATATAAGCGCCTGCTTACCTTTCTCCCATCTAACAACACGACCAATCCTTTGGATTAAGTCTTTAGCTTTGCTGGTTCCACTAGCTATAATAGCCATTGAAATATCCGGGACATTCATACCCTCGTTCAAAGCCTTTGCAGTAGAGATACGTGTTACTTTAGTTCTATTATCAATAAGTTTGTCAAGAGAAGCTTTTCTAGCTTTCTTACCCATCTTACTGTGGAAACTAACACAATTACCTCCTAATGCATCTGTGACTTTGTCAGCAAATTCAATAGTCTGAGAAAATATGATTGCCTTTCTCTCAGGATATAGTTCACATAAGTGTTTAACAGCATCAACTTTAGAGCTAGCATTATAAATTAAATTCTTTCTCTTAAGCATTGCTGCGTTACATCTATAAGGAAACGTTTTGTTTTCATCATCAAGGGCCATCCCTTTACGTTGAAGAAACGTTTCATAGTTTTGTTGTCTCATACAAGAGTACATAAGTTTAAGGTCCCTCTCAAAGAAAGGAAACAACTGGTTAAATGAATTATTTGCACCAGTATATGATCTCTTTTCAGCACCACTAAGTTTTAGCGGTACATTATAGATAACAAAATCACTGATTAGTTCTAATTTCCTTGCTTCATTCGTATTAACTCTATCACAAATAGGAGCCACAGAATTAAGCAAAGGTAATTTAACTGAATCAATGTAAGCAGATAGACCGAGTACACGATCATATCTGTTATTAGAAAAGAAGTTGAAATACTCAGGAGATATATAATTATGTATCTCGTCAGCTATTACTAAATCATAATGCTGTCCGAAATATTTATATGCAGTTTGTATACATACACATTCTACACATGAATCAAATACATTACTGTATCCCCATTTCTTAAATTCATCTTTCCATGCACGGTCTCTAATAGTCTCAGTAGGTGTAAGGATTAAAATGTTACAATCCATACCAGACCTTTCTGCTATTAGGGCCGCTGCTAATACACCACATCTTGTCTTACCGACACCTGTAGCATATTGTAGTGTGCCTTTACCACTTACTGGATAGGCCCACCATTTGTTCAACCCTTCACGTTGAAGCTTGTCTTTAGTTTGATTTGCATCCATTTTTTTAATTTTATTTACACCATTCTTTACTAATTGTATAATCAACACCCATTGGAAAATCTGGTATTATCTCTGCACCAGCTTCACGCATTAATCGACATTGAATTTGAGCCCACTCTTCAGCACGCTCAGTCTTTACTTCAACACCTATTTCGTCATGAACCTGGGTAACAAGAAACGCAGGAAACTTATTTTCTTCAATATAAGTTCTGATTTTAACCATTGCTAGTTTAATCATGTCTGCACCAGTACCCTGAATAGGAGTATTCTTACTAGCACGTTCAATAGCGCCTAACGCCTTAAAGTCCTTCTTAAGGGTCATACCCTTATTCCAGTCTTCAAACCATCTAATGCGTCTATAAGGCTTAAACGTTCTAATATGTCCATAAAACTTACCATAGTCACCTAAGTTCTTTAGAAAGCCTCCAATTTTAGGAAACTCTGTAAAATACTGTTGGATCAATGCATCAGCTTCATCGACTGGTATCTGTAACGTATCTGATAATTTAAATTTACTCATACCATAAGCAAGACCAAAATTAATAGTCTTGATCATAGTTCTAAGTTTCTTTTTCTCATCAGCATCAGCTTGACGCCACTTGTCTTTAAATACCATATCAGCACATATACTGTGGAGATCTGCCTCCTCTTTACGTGCTTTCATCCATACTGGATCTTTAGACCCAGAAGCTATAATACCTAATTCTTGACCAGAATAATCTACAGAGACTAAACTATATCCATCTCTTGCATGAAAACAATTTCTGAATTTGTTGTTTGCAGGGATATTCTGCATATTAGGTTTATTATCTGACTTCATACCGCTTGACACACGGCCTGTATTTAATATTTGCCAGAAGCTAGTTCTAACTTTACCATCTTTCATAACATATTTTAGGAAAGACTTACCATAAGTTGATACTACCTTTTGATTTTCTTTATACTTTAGATATTTAGCTACGAGCTTTCTATCTTTATACTTAGATAACTCGAATGCATTAACTTTTTCAATATCTAAACCATATTCTTTAAATACTTTTAGCGCTTGTGTTGGACTAGACCACTTTATGTCTATCTTCCTAATGTCTTCAGCTGGTATAAATAAATCAGCTTGAAAAGATTTTTTGATAAACTTATTTAGTTGTAAAGCTTTTACTAAATCATCTAGCTCACTCTCCATAGTTCTTACAACCTTCTCATAGTCATCAGCAATGCTTAACCACTGTTCAGAGTTGAAGTGCAAGCCATTAAATTCTATGTCAGCAAAAGCAAGAGCTACATTGTTTTCCAAATCTAACACATTCTCGAGACCATGCTTTTTAATTTCTACTAATTGCATGTCACGTATGTCAAGTAAATGCTCAACATCTTCAGCACCATACATTATTTGTTCAGTATTAAATGGGTTACCATCTAAACCTACAAACTTGTTACGAACCTCTTTATTTAATTCTTTACCTAAGTATCTCTGTGTCAATGCGTTAAGAGAGTAACCTACATTAAGTTTACCACACTTTAATACACCTTCAGCAAGCATAGTGTCATACGGATTTACAATATCCGCACCCCACTGAGCTTTGATAAATTTATAATCGAATTTAATATTGTGAAAGATCTTTACAATGTTTGGATCTTCCAGAATAGGAATAAGAGGTTCAATACCTATATATCTGGTGTCGATAACATATTGAACATCCTTAGTGCCGATCTGAAACATGATAACTTTCTTACTACAGAAATCTTTACCATTAGTTTCAGTGTCGACGCCAAGTACAGTTTGTTGAGATAAATAATTTACAGCTTCATCTATACTAACACATTCAAAGATTGGGTCAATCTCTTTGTGTGCACAAATAAGCTTTATCATAATTTAGTCTTCTTCTTCTAGATCTGCTAAGTAGTTATTCACTACATTAGTTTCTAGATAATTAATTACATTTTTAAGATATGTGATCTCGTAATCAGAACCTTGGAACTTAGCCCGCTGACTATTGTCCTGTTCTGCTAATGTCACTGCTTCTTTCAAACTCTTGAGATCACTTGATTTTAGAGTTGAAATCCATTTCATATGTCCC